CGCAAGGTCGGTGACATGGTGTACCTGCGAGGGCTGATCAAGAGCGGGACGGTCGGGGCGGGCATCTGGAACATCCCGGCTGGGCATCATCCGCCGACCTACCACCACATTGCCGGGATTGCCAACGACAAGATTTGCAACCTGCGTCCTGGCGGGGGCGTGCTGGTGATGACGGCGGGCGATGCAACTCAGTGGGTCAGCCTCGACAACTGCTACTGGTCGGTGACTGCCTGATGGGCGTGTTGAAGGCCAAGGTCAATGGCGCCTGGATCGACATTGTCGGCCTCGGTGCTGGCCCGCCCGGACCAACGGGACCGGCCGGTCCGACCGGCCCGACCGGCGCGACCGGCGCCCAGGGTCCGCCTGGCGCGACCGGTGCGACCGGTGCCCAGGGTCCGCAGGGCACGCCTGGCGAGAAGTGGTTCAGCGGCGCGGGCGCGCCTTCCGGTGCGACCGGCATCGTCGGGGACTTCTACATCGACACCACCAACGGCGACTTCTACGAGAAGACCGGCGCAACGACGTGGACCAAGATCGGTACCTTCACCGGTCCTCAGGGTCCGCAGGGCATCCAGGGTCCGATCGGTCCGCAGGGTCCGCAGGGCATTCAGGGTGATACTGGCGCGACCGGTGCCACCGGTCCGCAGGGCGATACCGGTCCGCAGGGTCCACAGGGCGCGACCGGCGCTCAGGGCGCGCAAGGCGTCAAGGGCGACACTGGCGCCACTGGTTCGACCGGTCCGCAAGGCCCGGACGTTGTGTTCGTCGGCCCCGCTCAGCCCGCCGATCCGAATGTGTTCGACCTGTGGATCGACAATGACGATCCCGACATTCCGTTCTCGCAGGTGCCGACGACGCGGATCATCAGCACGACCGCGCCGTTGACCGGTGGCGGCGATCTGTCGGCGGATCGCACGTTGGCGTTGGCGGCGTCGATGCCGCGTGGTCTGATCGTCAAGCATGAACTCACTACTGCGTTCTCGACGACTGGCACGCACACCACGGCCCAGGATGACGGGCTGACTGTCGCCTTCAACGAGTTGGCGAACCGCTGGTACTTGGTGACAGTGCTGGCGAGTCCCTATACGCCTGGTGGTCTCAACAACTTCTCGATCACCTTGCTTCGCAATGGAGTCGTCGTTCGTACATGGGACATCGCGCAGGAAGCGATCGGGAACAGCTATGCCCACTCGATGACGTTCAATCACTTGGTGCAGGGCGTGGCTGCCGCTGTCACCTACAAGACGCAGATCAGGGGTTCGGCCAATACCCAAGTTCAGAACTACGCACGCGCCGACATGGCACGCTTGCTGCTCGTGCAGGACATTGGTGGCTTCTGATGACGACGTTGAAGTTCAAGGACACGGACGGGACGTGGAAGCTGATTCCGATCATCGGTCCGCCCGGTGCCGGTGTGCCCGCAGGTGGCGCCCTGGGTGACGTGCTGATCAAGCAGAGCGCGACCGATCGCGACACGCGTTGGGGGATCAATCCACCCAAGCTGCATCTGACCGAGATGACTGCCGCCTCGATGGCGGGGATCAACACCACGCCGCTGACGTTGGGTGACAATGCCAGCACCAACGTGGTCGGCTACTCGACCGGCTTCCAGGCGCGCAACAACGGCGCGATCGCGTTGCTGCGACTCAACTACTACGGCGGCGACGTAGCGATCGGTGGCACTCAGGGCATTGCGTCCAAGTTGCACATTGGCGATGACGCCATGATCGGTGATGTCAACGTGGCACACGCGCTCGGCATCGTCAGTCAGACCGATTCCACGCGCGGCGCGTTGAAGTTGGGCGGCGCGGTGTTCCACGGCCTCAGCAACTACTACCACCTGACATCACCGAGCCTCGCTTACTACGACGCCAATCAGCACTACTTCCGCAACTCGGCCGGTGGTGACATTGGCCGCTTCGACGGCACGAACTGGGTCTTCAACGCGGGCAGCGTTTATGTCGATGGTGACATCTACTCGGGTAACAATCGCTACATCCAGGTGCGAGGTACCAGCAATCACCTGTACTGGTCGAACTACGGCGGCGGTTGGTACATGACCGACACGTTGTGGATGCGGACAACTGGCGACAAGGGTGTCTGGCTTGGAGGCGGCACCTTCGGCTGTGACGGTCACGTTTCGGTCGGTTACAACGGCGGCACCGATGGAACCTGGCGGGTGCGCTTCGCCTACAACACCTGGGTCGGCGGTCAGCTTCGGGCGGCTGGCGGCGGCGATGGGTGCTACGTCGATTACACGATGAACGCCAACTACGCCCAAACTCGCAAGGTGGCGGGTGGCTCGTGGGGTGACTCGTGCTTCCTCGCCAATCCCGGCAACACGATGGCTGGCTATGCCTGGCATCCCGGTGGCGTCGCCGGGCAGATTCGGATGCAGGTCAACAACGGCAAGTACCACATGAACAACTCCGATGCGGGTTGGTACTACAACATCATCGCGTCCGGGTTCGAGGTTGCGTCCTCGGTCGAGTTCAAGCGTGGCGTCATCGACCTTGCTGTTGACCGTCCGATTGACGTGGTGCGCCGCTTGCGCCCGCGCTGGTTCCAGACCCCGACCGACCTGGACGAGCCGATGGCGATTTACAACGAAGATGGGATGATGATCGAGACCCGGTCGATGATCCACGATTGCGATCTGTCGCCGCATTGCTCGGGGACGAGCGAGCATCCATGCCAGCGGGTTCGCACCTTCGAGCAGGGTCGTGTTGGCTTCATTGCCGAGGAACTGGCTGAGTCGTTCCCTGTGATCGCAGCGCACGACAATGATGGGCGCGTGATCGGCTACGACCTGAGTGGTTTGGTGGCGCTGCTGGTCGGTGCCATTCACAATCTCAACGATCGCATCGAAACCTTGGAGGCTGCATGAGCCAGACGACCATTCACCGCGCGGCGAACGACCCCGACCTACAGGCGCGGGTTCAGGCGTGCGTGTACGACGAAGCGTTCAACAATGTTGGAGTCGCTGATTCGCAGTATGCCCAGGCGGTGCGCACCGGTTTCGGCAACTTCACGGCGATGTATTGGGCGGTCTCCAACGCCGTCAAGGTCGAGTACGAGTCAGGCATCGTTGCCGGGCGGGGCGCGCCTGGTCATGATCAGGATGTGATCACCGATGGCGCGATCCTGTCCGCCGTGCAGGCGCATTGGCCTCCCGATGTGCCGCTCGTGGAGCCGCCCGCTCCGGTGGCGCCATGAGCGACGAGCAGACACCGACCCCGATCGACTTGTTGGTTGATCGGCTCGGCCAGAGGATCGCGATGCTCACGGTCGAGAACGAATGGCTGCGCGTGCAGATGGAGCACATGCAGAAGGACGCGCAACGGGAGCCAATGGTCAACCCGATCCTCAATGGCGAGCACCAGGCTGACGACGCGATGGAAGGGGTTGGCCCGGTGTGATTGTCGAGCCGATCACCGATGCGGAACTCGATGCCACCAACTTCGAGTTGATCTGGCAGGAGAAGCAATGGCGCATGTGCGCGCCGCAGACCGATGACCCCGACAAGTTGCTGCAGGGGTTCATGTACTTCTGCGAGCACTTCTGGAGTATTCGGCATCCCGAGCGCGGGCGCATTCTGTTCAACCCGTTCGAGGCGCAAGTCGAGACCGTGATGACGTGGCTCAACCACCGTCACGTCTTGATCTTGAAGGCGCGCCAGATCGGGTTCTCGACGTTGGTGTCGACCTACACGTTCTGGCTCTGCTTCTTCTATCCCGACCGCGCCGTGCTGATGCTGAGCCGCACCGAGCGGGAAGCGATCAAGCTGTTGAGCAAGGCCAAGTACGGCTACCAGTTCATGCCCGAGTGGATGAAGTACAAGGGTGGACCGGCGAACCAAACGTTGACCCGGTTCGAGTTCACCAACAACAGCTACATCGAGTCGCTACCGTCCGCATCCGATCCGGCACGAGGAGAATCCGCCTATCTCGTAGTGGTCGATGAACTTGCATTCCTCCCCAACTCCGAGGAGGCATGGGGCGCGATCGAACCGGTGGCTGATGTGGGTGGTCGGATCATCATGCTCTCCACCGCCAACGGCGAGGGCAACCTGTTCCACAACCTGTGGGTCGGTGGCATCGCTGGGCATAATCGCTTCGAGTGTCTGTTCTTCCCGTGGTCGGCCAACGGTCGCGATCGGGACTGGTACGACGCCAAGGCGTCGGAACTGCCTGACTGGCAGATGGCGCAAGAGTACCCGGACAACCCTGAGGACGCGTTCTTGAAGTCAGGTCGCCCGGTGTTCGATCTGCGGCGCCTGCGTGAAATCGAACCACGCGATCCGCAGATGATGGGCTACCTCAACGAGCGCTTGGAGTTCATCGAGGATGGCGGCGCGCTCCACGTATGGGAGCCGCCCGAGGAAGACGGCAAATACGTCATCGGCGCTGATCCGTCGCAGGGCCTCGAACACAGCGACCGTGCTTCGGTCCACGTCATCAACGCACGCAACGGGCATGTAGTGGCGGCGTGGTGCGGGCTGATCGACCCCGACCTGCTCGGTTCCGACATCCTGGCGAGGCTGGGGCAGTGGTACAACCAGGCGCTGGTCGGCGTCGAGTCCAACATGCACGGTCTCACCACCCTGACCGCCCTTCGTCGGGCGAACTACTTCCCGATCTACTACCAGCGCAGTCCGAAATACAAGAACTCGGTGCCGACCGATGTGCTCGGCTTCCGCACTGATCAAGTCACCAAGCCGCTGATGATCGACGAGTTGGGTCGTGAGTTGCGGCCCGAGGGCAAGCTGACGCTGTGGTGCGCCGAGACCCTGGCGGAACTGCGAACCTTTGTGCGGACCGACAAGGGCAAGATGCAGGGATCGCCGTACGACGACCGGACGATCAGTCTGGCGATCGCCAATCAGATGTTGAAGTTCGTGTGGTTCTCGGAGTTCCAGCCCGTCAAGGAACCGCCACAGGGATCATGGGGCTGGTGGCACAAGCAGGTCTATGGAGAATCCATCAACGACGTGCTGAACTTAGACACGCGCCGGGGCATCACGGTCGATCGGCCTCGCATCGGTGCCTTCGCAGTCAGGAGAGATTGATGAGCAAGACTCGAATCCAGAACCAGCGCCCGGCAGCGAAGGGCAAGCATCAGAAGCCGAACTCGCGCTGGTCCGCTCGTGAGAACCCGCCACTGGGGATCAACTGGGGCAGCAAGGTCTGGCCTGGCTCGGGTGCGGGCACGGCGACGCCGTTCGCGCAATGGGTGTTCGACACCGCCGTTGCCGCGGCGGGCATCCTGGCGGGCGAGGTTCGCATCAACAACCTCAACGCTTCGCAGGTCACGCATGTGTTCGTGAGCAAGACGGTGGCGAGCGGCACCGACCCGACCGCCGCCTGGGCGGTCAACGATCCGCTGCGCATTTACTACCGCGACGACACGACGATGTGGGTCGAGTACAAGATCACCGCCGTCAGCAGCCAGACCGGCTACTTCGACTACACGGTGACGTACACCGCCAACAGCGGTGGCTTCGTGACCCCGGCTGACGGGACGCCGCTGCTGCTGATCGAGCGCACCACGGTGCCCGGCGACGAGTCGCCGCCGCCATCGGGCGGCCTCTACAACCCGAGCAACGACACGGTCGATGGCGTCAAGGCGCATGTCGACGCGCTGACGTTGGAGCCTGACGCGCTGCGGTTCGAGATTCAGCGCATCCTCGATGCCGAGCGCGCCGACAAGAACCGGGTCACGCTCGTCGAATGGTTGGACGCCAAGCTTGGCGTGATCTGAGTGCAATGCGCGTGTGGCAAGCAGGCCGAGCCAGGCCGAGTCGAGTGCTTTCGTTGTCGCGTCCTCAGCGTTGGCTTCACGTTCAACGGAGGCGCATTGCAAGGACGAGCCGGGTTCAAGGCGATGACCAAGAACGAGTGGCTCAAAGAGCATCTGCACGTCGACTCCGAGAAGGAACTGGCGAGGACGCGTCCTGATGTAGAGCGTTACTACGAGCCGACGCCACCGGAGGATTGAGATGACACAGGGCGAACTGCTGCGCTTCTATCAGAACGAGTTGAAGCGATCGAAGAACTGGCGCTCGAACTCGACGACCAACTACGACGACGAGTGGAAGCGCTACGTCCAGTTGTACCAAGGGCGCTACTTGAAGGCCGAGCCGTCGACCGACGCGCTGGTCGTCAACATGATCTTCGCCACGGTCAATGTGATGCTGCCTGCGGTGGCGATCAACTACCCGCGGTTCGTCGTCAATCCGCGCAACCCTGAGTCGTCAGCTACTGCGATCATCACCGAGGAAGTGCTGAACTGGCTGTGGCGTGCATACGACTACCAGCGCGACTTCCGGCTGGCGTGCGTGGACTGGATCGTGGCTGGGCACGGCTGGATCAAGTGCGGCTACAAGTACACCAAGCCACCCGAAGCGAAGCCTGCCGACTCGACCGAGGGCAACAACGTTGCCACAGAGGGCGCAGACGAAGGCATTGACGATCGTGATGCCGATCAGCCAGGCAACGTGGAGAGCGAGTTGCTGCAATGGAACGAGGATCGGCCGTTCATCGAGCGCATCTCGATCTTCGACATGTTCGTCGATCCCGATGCGCGCCATCCGAAAGAGATGCGCTGGATCGCACAGCGCACATGGCGACCGCTGCAGGATGTGCAAGTAGATAGTCGCTACTCTCCCACGGCGCGTCGCCGGGTGAGCGGTTCATCGTGGTCGCGGTGGGATGCCGAGGGAGCCAGCGATGCACGCGAGGGCGACGAGAAGCCAGACCCAGGGGCGATCAGCTTCTGTGAGGTCATCGAGTTCTACGACTTGAAGCGGTACAAGGTCTGCACCTTCGTGGCGCAGTCGAGTGATCAGGCAGATGGCGACCAGCCGGGCTTCTTGATCAAGCCCGCCACGATGCCGTACGCCTTTGGTCATCCGTTTGTGATGCTGCGCAACTACGAGGTTCCTGATCACTTCTACCCAATCGGGGACGTGGCGCAGATCGAGTCGCTGCAGTTGGAGTTGAACGAGACCCGCACGCAGATGTTCAACTACCGCAAGAAGTTCCGGCGCGCCTGGGTGTACGCCCGCGACCGGTTCGACACCGATGGTGTCAAGGCGTTGGAGTCCGACCGCGACAACGTGATGATCCCGGTCCAGGGCGACAGCAATCCCTCCGACTCGATCGCTCCGATGCCGGTCGTGATCACACCGCCTGAGTTCTTCGACCAGTCAGCGATGATCGCTAACGACTTGGATCGCGTGTCGGGCGTCAGCGATTACCAGCGCGGCGCGCCGCAGCAACAGATCAAGCGCACCGCTACCGAGGCGGCGATGATCCAGGACTCGGCCAACAGCCGGGCGCAGGATCGGCTCGCCAAGATCGAGGGCGTGCTGGCCGAGATTGCCGAGCGCATCGTCGGGTTGATGCAGCAGTTCACGACCGGCGATCAGGTCGCGCGCGTGGTGACGATGCCGGTCAAGGCGTGGGTCAACTTCGATGCCGACCGCGTGCGCGGCAAGTTCGACTTCGAAGTTCAGGGTGGCTCAACCGAACCTCGCAACGAGACCTTCCGCCGTCAGTCGGCCATGCAGATCGTTGATGCGATGACGCCGTTTATGCAAGCCGGGGTCGTGAACATGCCTGCGCTCGCGCAGGAGTTGCTGCAGAAGGGGTTCGGCATCAAGGACGCCGGGCGCTTCATTCAGCAGCCGCCGCCCCCTGCTCCGCCGCCTGGTGGACCGGAGGGCGCTGCCCCTCCACCTGGGATGGAGCAGGGGGCACCGCCTCCGCAGGGGATGCCACAGGAACTCACGCCAGACATGCTGGCGCAGATGATGGCGCAGGGTCAGGGTGGGCCACCGGTTGGGCCACCCGCCGAGCAGTTGCCACCTGAGATGGCTATGGCGATGGGCAATGGTGCCCCGCCGCCAGCGCCGTACTGATCAGTCGTCGTCGTCTTCGGCTGCCGCATTGGCAGCGTCAACATCGTCCTGTTCGCGCTGTTGCTGGCTGGCTTCGCTGACCTCGATGTTGTCGTCGGGGCCGACTTCGACTTCGGTTTCCTCGGGAGTGTCACTCATGGTGGCGGAACGTACCTGATTTCTGGCATCATGTCGATCGTTCACCAAGGAGGGCTATCCAGTGAGCGATGCCAACGCCCCGATGGGGCAGACGGTAGAGGGCGACCCCGCATCGGGCGGACAAGTCGAGACTCCGCCACCGCAATCCGAAGCACCGCCACCGTCAGCGGAACCGGAGTACCTCGAAGTCACCGACGACCTGCGTGCCAAGCACGTCAAGGTCAAGGTCGATGGCGAGGAAATCTCCGTCCCGTTCGAGGAAGCGCTGCAGGGGTATCAACGACAGGCTGCGTTCACGCAGCATTCGCAGCAACTGGCCGAGCAACGGAGACAGGCAGAAGATGCCATCCGACTCCACCAGGCGATGCAGGCCAACCCTGG